GGTAGCGTCAACGGTGGTCATCTCCAGCACACGATAGTTAGCCGCAGCAGCGGGGCCAGCCGAAGCATCACCCTCTGTCATAGCCAGAACATTCGCAGCACTGGGTTCGCCATACTGGAAGAAACGAATTACTTTAGAACCCGCATTCTTCGGCAGTGAGGCCTTACTAGCAAACTGGTCGAGCTTCAATGCCTGTATAGCATAGTCGAGCAGCTTCTTGTTAAAAAACGTCTGGAACTGGTCTGTTAGTCCCGACGTGGTAGTGGTATTATTAGCCATCTATCTATATCTCCTTAGCCGCCTATCATCGGTTGTCCCCGTGAGTCATACTCGGCAGCAAGGTTTTCCAGACGTTTCATCTGGTCACCCTCGCTCAACGCATCAAACGATGTGTCACCGGGTCGTCCTGCCGGGGGACTGCCTCCGATACTTAGCTTTGATTTATATTCTTCCACTTCTTCTTGGCTCTTCTTCAGCGATTCCTTCAGCCCCGCAACCTCGCTCTTCTGAGTCTTCATCTTGGAAATCTCAACTGCGTCCAGTATCCCGTCGGGATAACTAGCCAGAAAAGGTTTTTCCTCGATCAGCTTCAGCACATTCTGGTGTAACTCAGAGGTACGATTATTCAGGTCAGGATTGTTCTCCGCCGCCTTCTCAAAGTTGGCAGACCACTTCTCCTGAAACACTGCTGACTGTGCCACCTGTGCCTTCTGCTGTGCCTCGGTTCCCACCTTTGACACCTGCTTTCTGGCCCATTCAGCCCGGTCATACTCGCCCTCTTCTTCCCAGTTCTGCGCTGCCCGCTCGTAGTCCTGCGCAGTGTACCCGTCCACGTCCTTATACTCGTCCGTGTTCTGGGCCTGATGCCGCTTGAACTCCTCACGATCACGCTCAAACTCAGCCTTCTCAGTGGCGAATGACTCCTTCTCCTCGTTGTGCTTCTTCCAGCTTTTATCGAGTCGAACATTGCCCTTCTCCACCTTGCTAGGCTTCGTTGCCTCTGTCTCGCCTGTCAAAGAACCGTCGTCCTCCGCACCCACGGGGGACTCAGTTTCTATTTGAGTCTCGCCTTCTGGCTCGGTTTCAGTCGATTCGTCCTCTGGTTCCGGGGGCTGCTCCGGTTTACTCTCCGGTATAACCCCCGCGTCTTGGTCAGCGGCTTGTGCCATCTGCTCCAATGACTCCAGTGTTACTTCCTCTGTCGTCGCGCTGTCTTGCGCTGTTTCTACCGTGCTTTCAGGTGTACTCATTTCATTCACGTCAGGATGCTTCTACTCAGAAACTGCGCCATCCTTACGCAGTCCTGCATCGAGGCCAGTTAATTCGCATGACAGTCGGTTCCTCGCTCCCAGTCATGCGCAGTTATGGACGGTATCGTTCGAGTTCAGATGAGTCGTCCATGTCACTCTCTGCCTCGTGTTTAGGCTGCGGGTTAGCCAGTAACTCCAGCGTACCCACAGCACTGTTAAACCCACTAGCCCATCCACAGTGATAAGCCAAATCTTTTTTCTCCCTAACTGCCGCCGCGTTATGTCTCAGCGTCATGTTAAGCAGATACCTCTTCAGTTTCTTCCCAGTGGGCGTGACAAGGAATGACCGAAACCTTTCCTCGTCCTCGCCTGTCCACTCCGGTTCTTCAACCCATCCGTCATACCGGAGCTTCTTCTTCAGCCATACCTTCAGTTTGTTCAGCATTGTTTTCCATTAGTTGTTTCCTCAGAGCTTTTGCCATGTTGGGGTCAGTCTCGTCCAACCCAGACAACAACGCTTCAAGTCGCTCCGAGATTCTTTGTTGTGCCATTTCACTCAGCGGTTCACCCAGTGCCTCGCGTTGCTGCAAGTAGCCAAGTAACACCTGTAACCTGAGTCCGTAGTTTTGCCCCGGCTTCACCCGAGCGGGATACCCCTTCTCCAATATAGTAATCTTGTGTGCCTCGTCCTCCGCCTCGTCCTGCTCCTTGAACTGCGGATCACGAATCAACCGCTTGACCAACACCGGGTCATCCAGTTCCATGATGCTCTTGTCCAGTTCCACTTGGTCGATCCACGGGGAGCCAGCAAACAACTGCTTCCGGTTCACTGCCTGTTGCAGCTTCAACGCCCGGCTAACACCGTCCACGCCACCCTTCGGTTCTATCACATAATCGCTGTGCAACACAACCGGGTCAACCTCCAGAGTGTCGTCCAGATACCGAAACGCCAAGTCCTTTGCATTATACTGGAGCAGCAACTCCCACGCCTGACGGTATGCCCGCGACAGTGAAAGCCTGAACACTCTGGCCCGCAAGTCGCTCGTCTGCTGCATCAACTGTCCTATCGCCTGCACCTCCGTCGCTGTCCTGCGCTCACTCGTGTTGATCATCTGTCCCACCCCGAAGTCAGGCACTGCTATCCTCTGCTCGGCTATCATCCTTGCCGACACCATCTCCTTCTCAAAGTCAATGGGCGGGGAGGGCATAGCTACCGGGGCAATCCCGTATGGCAATATCTGGCCGGGACTCATCCGCAGGTTTGTGCTGTTGGGCACTTCCCGCTCGGCCCTGAACAGTGGACGGTTGAACAATGTCGCAGCGTCAGTCTTCTCGTTCCAGAGCTTGCACAGGTAAGACTCATAAGGGGCAAGTTGCTCGCACACACCCCTCGGACTGTACCACCCCTTGTCCTTGATCTCATAGCTGAAGTCCACGAACGGAGGCTCGCCATGACGGTACGGGAGCTTCATCGGGTCACGCAAGTCAATGTCTGTCGCGGCTGGGCTATAGGTATGCACCGTCCACTCCTTGTCCTCGTCACGGGTGTACACCTCCCAGACTATCACCCGGTCAGCGTTGTTGTCGTAGGTGATCCCTTCCCGGCTAAACACGTTCTGCTCTTTCTGCGTGGTGTTCTGTCCGTCATTCCCGGTGGCTCCCTTTATGATATGCAACGCCTCCTTGTTGTAATAGGGGCTGGACTTGAAACTCTCAACACTCATCGGCATCACATGAACCATCCGGTCAGCGTCCGACAGGTGCTTGGTGTGCGGCGGGACAATGAAGTACATCGGGTCAATGGCATCGAAGGCAAGACGTTTGCTGTCCACGTCCCAGTAGACCTTTATCACGCTGCGTCCACTCATCAGCCCGTGGTCAATCCATGTCAACGCCTCTGTCTGGAAGTTGGACAACTGCTTTATCTTATAGTCAAACCACCGTTCCGCCGTCGTGGTAAAAGCATTCAACTGTTGGCACATGGGCACAAAGGTACTCACCACGTCCATGCCGACTATCTGCTGGTAGTAAAACGGCTTCAGCTTGTCAACGATTGTATCTATCAACGGGAAGTGAAGGTCAGCCGCGTTGGGCCAAGGCTTGCTCTTGCGTCGAAGCCCGTTATGCCTCATCTCGTACCAGAGACTTTGGCGGGACTCCCACCGTTGACGTTCCTGCACATCACTAAGGATGGCACTATGTAATTCCTGTCGTTCCATCATAATCCTGTAAAGCGATGTAGCTACTGATTCATGGGGCCACACCTACCCAACAACTCAGGGTACAATACAAAGCCCGTCCAGCGATCTCCGCTGACACCACATCGCCACACCGAGCAACCAACTACTCGCACCTGAACCCAGACTCAAGCCCCGAATACGTTGTTTCATCAATAAATCTTCCAAACTCATTTACTATGCTCGGCCTCACAACGTGACGGTTGAAGCTCTGCATATCCAACCCGCAAGCTACCGCACCCACAAAAGCGTCTCCCCGGTCTGGACTCTCCAAGCCCCGCCGTCGCATCTCGTCCTTGCTCTCCAGCATCAGCTTGCCCTTTGAGTTGGTCTTGCAACGCCGGGTAGTCAACTGGCTGAATAACAAATCGTCCTCGGGCATGACAATCTCGCACATCTCCACAGCCCGAGCAGCAGTGAACCACAACTCCGATCCACGGTTGGCATACGCTTCCCTGTCCCTCGGTCTCTCCCCGTTGTTGACCCGGTTCACCGTCCACCCCGCATCCTCCAAGGCGTCACACATCGGGATGCCAAGACCAGCCGAGTCAGCATATATCTCGTGTGCCTGCAAATCCTTCCGCTTGAACTCAACTATGAACCTCCCCACCGCACTCATCGTGTCACGCTCCTTCCAGCAAACCATCGGCTGAATCTTGTTGCCCTCCTTGACGCACAACACATTCTCATCCCCGCCAGCAGCAAAGTCACAGAACGCAACCTTCCCGCCCTTTAGCTCTTTAGGTGGATTGACTACGCAGTTCTGCAACACGTTGTACGGCAACACCAAGCTCTCGTTGCCCAACTCCATGAACTCCCCGTAAACCATCGACCTGACCAACGGATGCTGCTCTCCCCACTTCTCTATCTGCTCCTTGACCCAACTCTCAGGTATATGGGGACAGTCACTCGCAGCCACAGAGAAGGTCTGCCACATATGAGCCTCCCTCGTGAATGCCCTGTAGAATGCACCCTGCGTCCCTCCCGGGCTGGACATCATAAGTATCCGACTGGGCTGACACCGCTCAACAGCCTCGAAGATAGGGTCAGGGATAGTCTTGGCCTCGTCCAGTACCATCATCAGGTTCTCTGTCGGGCCTTGCCTGTGCCACCCCTCAAACTTGCCGGGATCACTCGTGCTGAATCCAATGGCCCGACTCCCGTTCACATGACGTATCTCAGACGTGTGAACCGTCCAACCCTCTCCCAGTCCACTAACAAACTTCCTCAAGCAAGGCCACAACTGATCCTCCACCTGCCGCCATACCCCCGCAGTACACACCACGAGACTCTCAGGGAAACGTAACATATGCCACAACACAGCAGCAGCAGCACATACACTCGTCTTCCCCGACCCGTTTGCCGCCTTCAACGCAACCCGAGTCTCCTTCAACTCCAAATCCCGCAACACCTTCTTCTGCCACTCGTAAGGCTTCAGGCCCAGCCACAACTCAGGGAAGTTCTCCAGCTTAGTCCCAGCCTCGAACATCTCAGCGTCACTCTTCTTCTTCTCCGCCTTCCTAGCCTCCGCCTCGCCCGGCTGCTTCCCAAACCGCTTGCCAGTCTTTAAACTCCACCACGTCTCGTCCCGGTAGCCAATCCTGATCTTGGTCTTGCCCACAGTCTTAACGCGGACATAGCTCGACTCCTTCGCATAGTCAGGAATCTTAGCGGTAGTAGAGGTCGTCTCCATAGAAGTCTTCATGCAACATCTTCTCTATCATCGCATCCGTGGCACAGCCGGGACACTCGAATACTCCGATATAACTGTCCATCATCACCGCACTCAGAAACATAGCATGACCATGATCCTCGGGGTCATACTCGAAAGCTACCCTGACCTCGCAACTAAAACAGGTGGTGCGGAAATAGTGTCGGTGGTTATTCACATTGCTGGATTTTGGTACTCAGATATAAAGGGGGGTATGTATAGGGTGTGCGGGGGTGGGGGGTGGTCGGGGGGCGGGTCGTCGCCTTATATAGAGTCGCGCGTGGGGTGGCTCTCTGCCTGCCTGTGCGTCTGTTCATGACTCCGCCCCGCTCCTGCTCTGCCGAGTCTTCTCTGGTGCCTGTGCGAACGCCTTCAGCACCGCTGGGCTGACTGTGGTGATGGTAGCAGTGGAGTTGACGTTGTGAACCTCGCCTTTGCTCCACCCAGACCTGAACCTGCGCTCCAACAACATGACGGCGACACGGGGGTCATTGCCTGCACGGGCTTGCTCGACCAGACCCTGCTCGCTCTCGCCTATCGCGCGTGTGACCGCCTCGGCAAATGCTGACTTCTTCCGCCTCCATTCATGAAACGTAGCCTCTCCCACCCCTGCTGCTGCGGCTGCACCACGCATTGTCACACCGAGCCTGAGCGAATCGCAGATACTATCCTGCACCGATTGAGAGTACTTTGTTTTCCTGCCTGCCATGCCTGAATCTACCCTCGATGAAAATAAAAAGCGACTTTTGCCATGACACTACGTTAGTAACAGTAAGGGCGATGATGCCCCGAACAACAAAGGGAACCAGACAATGTACGCAGAATACGATTCCAAGTTAACCATCCAGCGCATCGACGGCAACTGGTGGGTCTTCCACAAGGTGCTAACCCCGTCATCCACCGACCCTGCCCAGCCGGGAGAGGGACACTGGAGCGGCGAAGAGGCAGTGGAATACAGCTTCGACACATTTGAGGAAGTGACTCGGTGGGTTGAAGCCAATTATTCGGAGGACAATGTTGCCAGCGAGCCGATAACCGACCTCGACTAAAACTGAGAAGGACTGAAACTATGAAAAATACAGAGCATTCCGAGTTCACACACAATGAGTTTTACTGCGTAGTCGCGTCAGTAGACCGTGCCAACCAGTCACGCGAGAGTCAGG